AAGCCGTTATAGTCAGTGACAACAACACCAGTGCGATCACCACGAACGCCAGCACTAATCTCCATTGAACACCTGCTCTCCTAACCAATTCTACCGCCGAAAACAAGAAAAGCACCCCGAAGGGTGCTTTCCTCAAGAACTATGCTGAGAGTTTAGCCAAACCAGATACCTGCCCATAGTCCACAACATCCTATCCGACTCCTGCATCAAAACACTAGGAGCAATGTGATAGGCGTGGGCTAAAGAAACAATGTGCCAATGGGATGAACTATCTCCCAACCCAACTATTTTGGGTCAGTGTCACTTGCCTCAACAGCTGCAACATCCTCACACCAAGCCTCAAAGTCCTTGCCGGTTTCTTTCCGGCGTAACTCTGAAGCCCAGCCCAAGAACATAAGGTGAGTGAATCTCATTTGAGTTTCCAACACAGCAACACTCATGTCGAAGTGATCTTCGAACTTTACAAGGTCAGCTGCGGAACAGGTAACTTCCTTAGAAGTACCATCGTTGAACTCAATGCGTAGGTTGATTTTCAATTTTTATCCTTAGGTTTGATTACGCAGTTGCGTAAGTGATTGCCCCGTTTGAAGGCCAAGTGGTTGAGAACACAGCCAAATCGCCCACAGCACCAGCCACAGGAGAATACTGTGAAACAAGGAACTGTCCAGTCCAGGTAGGGTTGGTGGCTGAAACAGTAGCCGATGAAGGGGTAACAACAACGGTTGCTGAAGTACCGAACAACGGCTGAAGAATAGCGTTAACCGATCCAGCACCGAAGTCCTGGTTCCAGTTAAGGGTTAGTGAGGCAGACTTTAGACCGCCGGTCACTGAAGTCCAGCCACCATCACCGAAGTTAGTGGTTTCAACTTCGTTTGCAGACTGAGCAAGTTCAACCGAGGTCAGGGCTGAACTGAAGTCTGTGCCATTGATAGTGACCTTAGTGTTGGTCATTACATACTTAGCCAAGATAATCTCCTGTTAGTTAGCCTGAACCGTCAAGTCAAACTCGGCAGCCAGGTAAAGGTTTTCATTTATTGTCATTGAACCATACGACTTCAATGAGGACACTATTAAATCGTATGCCAATCCATTTAGTGTTCTATCTGATTCTATCGCAACTTTGATACTTTTAGCACCCGTAGGGGAGCAGTAAGCATCAAGTGTATTCTGAGAGGTTCGCTCAGAAACTCTACCAACGATCACCGTGACGGTGAAGTTGTAAGTGGTTAGACCGCCCTGAAAAGCACGGTGGTAGTCAACAGTGTCAATGCTTACAACAGCGTATGGTGGGTTGACTAGATCTGGCAGTGTTGCACCGGCTCTCAAACCACTCACAGTGGCAATGTTGTTAGCAATCGCATTGCGAAGGGCAGTAATGTCAGCCATTAGGCGAGGTTCCTCATTGTGCGGTAAGGAGCAATAAGTTGTTCAACATCAGGGTCAAAACGGCTCACACGCATTGCACCCATGTCACCGAAACCAGCAATACCCAAAGGTGAATCCAAACGCTTGAAAATGCGTGAGGCAAGAATAACCGTGGCTTGTCGGATAGCAACAGGGACAGAAGCCCAACCCCAAACACCAGTCACACGAATAAGAGCCTGACCGTTGTACTGAGGCAACGCATAACCGTCAATCGCACGAATGTTGCTGTAAGCCAAAGCAATACCGTCAGCCTTACCGTTCAACGGCTCCAACTGGTACTGAGTAGAAGCCCACTCAGTGAACGAACCATCAGCTGCACTGTCAGTTTCAAACTTGCTAACCGACTGCAAATCCTCAGTGAAAACAACATACTCATCAGCTGCAACAAACAACTTAGTTGCAGAACCAGCGTTGTAAAAATAGCGGTTAGTTCCGCCATCAATCTCACGAGAAGCCGATTCAATAGCCATCTCCAGTAGAGAATCATCGAGGCTATCTACAATGCGAAGTGCACTTTTCACCTCTGATAGAGAACAGTACCCGTTAGTGATTGCCATAAAAACTCCTAAGTCTATAAGACTATTCTATCCTGCGGTATTCATACGATTCTTGATAGCCGTACTACTAATACCAGGAGTGTACGGAACATAACAAAGCCCAATACCACGCTCATCCAACCACGCCTGATCAAAACCCATCTGCTTGTGATAATCACGCACAGCCCAATCAGACCCAATAACAATCAAGTTAGGGTTCACTAAATCAATGGAAACCCTAGAATCGCTACCACCAAGATTGGGGATAACACGACTAACATAACGACAAGCCAAGAGCACCGCTTCTCTGTCTGCATAACTGATTACCGGCTTCTTTCCTTTATAGAACTCAATGAACTCGTCAGTGTTCAAAGCCACAGTGACCTCACCGAACTCTGCACAACGGCGAAGCAACTCAACATGGCCAGCGTGGAACAAATCAAAAGTCCCACCTGTGTAAACGCTCAGTCCCAACGGTTGTCCCTTCTAGCAGTCAAATCCCACTCACCCTGAGTGTAATCACCCTCAGCGGCTTTACTATCAAACAAACGCTGATTGTTAGCAAACGATCTAGAGTTAGCAACCTCAAAACCCGACTTCAAAGTAGACGAGTTCTCGTGGTGAACCTTAGCTGCAATAGTTTTGATAGGAACATTGTGGTGTTTCACACGGCGTTCCAAATCATTATCGTCAAAGTACAACGGGTAGAACCGTTCGTCATACAAACCAGTCTTAGCGACCATTCCCTCACCAAAAACAACCGCAGACCATTGAGGAACAATGTCCAAAAAGTTCAAAGCCTCAGTGTCAACATTCTCAGCAATGATCTGCAAAGCACCAGCCTCAAACCAGGCATCGTCATTGACCAAAACCCAATACGGTGCATACGGGGTTGATTTGACTATAAGGTTCCACGCCCCAACCAATCCCAAACCATAAGGGACACGAATGACCCACAGGTTATTAACAGATTCAGGCTTAGTCGGGTTCCAAGTTTGAGTTCCGGAGTTATCAACCACCACAAGATGTTCAACAGGATAATCAATGGAAGATAGTAAACGATCAGCAAGGTCAAACCTTTTCAGTGTGCAGAAACCCAGAACAGGAATCACTTAATCAACCTATCCAAAGCAGGTAGCCAATGGTTCTTCCAAACAGTTTCAACATCGAACTGTTTAGCGAAATCAACACAAACCTGAGAAGGGCCACGCTCCGCCTCATACGCCTGCTCCAAAGCATCAACAATCGCAGGAATCAAAGGAACCTGCCACAAAGAAACCTGAGCCGGATCCCAAGTAGGTTGACCCTCAACCAACCAGCAATCCTCAGACACAAGGTCAGGAGTAGCCGCCCAGTTAGAACCAATCACACGCACACCACACGCCTGAGCCTCAACCGTTGGCACACCAAAACCCTCACCATACGAAGCCGCCAACATAACATCCATAGCCGAATACAAACCAGCCAAAGTTCTCTGAGGAATCCCATACTTGTAATCAAGAATCGGAGGCACAATCACAGCCTCCTTCGGAATACCAAACGCACGGCACATAGCAATCAAATCCCAACCACCAAAAGAACCCACAGGGTCAGTGTGCAAATACAACACAGCATCAGGGTGCTTCTGACGGAAAATAGCAAACGCCAACAAGTTCTCACTAAACGCCTTACGGTGAACCAAACCCGAAGCCTTATTAGCTGCAACCATACCCACAACAAACTGATCCTTCAACCCAATGAACTCACGAGTCGGCACACCATTAATGTTGTCAGTTGGTCGGTAAATCTGTGTGTCAATACCGTGAGGCACATACTCACACTCAATGCCCTTAGCCTCCATCAAACGCTTACCGTTAGGAGCCATAGCAATCGGAGTCACATTGTCCCTACGCAACCACTTCTCCACATTAGGTGGAATAGACAAGTGATCTAAAGGAACCCAAGAAGCAATAGGCATCTCATCCCAACCCTTGCCCTGCAAAACCCACACATCGTACAAAGTAATCAACAGATCTGACTTGTCAGGGTAGTGGCTCTTGTGGTGTGCGTGGTGCATACCAACAACATCATTCGAATAACCATCAGCACCACGAGGGTAGTGAGGAATAGAACCATAAGGAGTGTTCAGGGCTGAAACATTGCCCTCAAGACCATAGTTAGAGATAGCTGCAACTTCTGCACCATCACGCTTCAGCCGATCAACCAGATACCCAGCCTGTTGACCATAACCTGTTGGTTGATACGGGCTGTTCGACCAGACAGACACAACAGCATCAAGTTTGTTTTTCCCCAAGAGTTTCCCTTTCGTAGTAGGTGTTCTCAGCATAGCAAAGAACCCCCCGACTGCCTACGCACAGTCGGGGGGTTCGGCTTTAACCGGCTACGGGGTTTTGCTTAGGAAGCAGCACCCTTGAAGTAACCGATGTGGCTTGCGTGGGTTAGTCCACCGTCAAGACGGATTAGACCACGGTAGGTAACAACATCAGTGTTGAAAGCGTAGTCAGCAGACTGGTCAACACGGATACCGCCAGCAACACGAACCTTGAATGAAGGTAGGTGACCGAATAGAACCGACTTAGCACCAGTAGCAACCGCTGCAACAGCAGGGTTCTCGTAAACTGAGTAGCCAAGAAGGGTTCCAGGCTGACCTGCAACTGCTGAGTCAGACCAGATGTATGAACCGCTTGAGTCCTTCATCTTACGAGCAGTAGCAATACCAGTCTTTGACATCTGGAAACCAAGACCAGGAAGAACACGAGCACCGTCAGCGATACCGTATACAAGGTCAACTAGGTTCTCATAGGTGAAAGCACCAGCAACACCAGTGCCACCAGTAACAACAGAACCAGCAGCAGCAGCCAACTTAGTGGTTAGAACTGAGTTAGCCTGAAGACCTAGAGAGGTTCCAAGTTCCTGAGCAATGTAAGAGGTAATGTCGAAACCGGCATCGCTTACAAGTTCAGAAGCAACTGAAACAAGTGCACCGTACTTCTCAGCACCAAGAGTGATCGAAGCGAAGGTTGGGTTGCTCTCTGAGATTGCTGAACCAGCTGCAACTGAACCTGCGGTTGAGGTAGCAGTTACGGTTGGGATAACAAGGTTCTCACCTGAAGCAGTGTTGAATACCTCTGAGGTGGTTAGCATAGGGCCAACCAACTGAGCGATCTCGAACACACGGTTGTAGAATGACTGACCAACAGTGTTTGCAGATGGAACTAGGGCTGCACGAGCCTCACGAGCGAACTCGTGTCCACGAACTTCACCACGAGCAATAGCACGAAGCAAGTCTGCGTCACCCTGACGGGCAGTTTCAACTGGTGGTACGAAGGTTGACTGAGCCATAGAAGCTGCACGAGCCTCTACCTTCTCAGCGGTAGCAATAGCAGCGTCACGGGCTTCAATGTCTGCCTCTAGACGGTCAATCTTCTGAAGATCCTCAGCGTTTAGTCCACGCTTCTCAGCCTCAGCAAGGTCAATGACCTCACGCATCTGAGCAACTAGGTTGCTGCGAACCTCAGCCTGAGTCTTAATGAACTCTGACATGATTCTCCTTAAATAGTTTTGATTTGGATTTCTGCCGAGCAAACTCTGAACAGACAAAGAGGCCGAGCAAACTCTGAACCTGTAATAATCCTACAACTGGTTTTGTACATTTTCACAAAAGTGTTGTAGATACCCTACAAAAGGAAGAACCCCCCTCAGGCAGGTAAGGGAAGAACCTGCGTGAGGGGGGAGAAGAACCGATAGGGTCGAATTATCTGGTTTCTTTTGCACTGGTTACACGAACTTCTTTGGTCGTGACACCAGACTTCTCAATGTCGCTGATCAGGTCAGCAATAATGCCAGTGTCAGGTGCACCAGCAATCTCGTTGATAACCTTTACTGCTACTTCAATTTCTTCTTTAGTAGGCATTACAGACCTTTCATAATGAGTTCAAGTTTCTTTTTCTTGAGGGCAAGAACATCGCCATCAACTTGTTCCTCTTGTACTTCTTCTTCGCTCTCAACCTCAACCACTTTGGTTAGACGGCTAATCACATTAGCAACAAGACTACCCTGCTCTGGTTCAAGTTCCTCACCAGATTCAATACGGAACAAAGCATCAGCCAAAGCATCAGCCGAAATCTCATCCACCGCTGACCGAACAGAAACAGTGCCAGCAGTTCCCTCGTAAGCAGGTGTGCTTACAAGACTGACTTCGTAGAGAGTGACATCCTCAAGGTAACGAGTTTGACCGTCAGTGCTCCAAGAATCCTTCTTCACAGAAAAACCAAAGGACATACTGTCAATCACACCAGTTTTCACAAGAGTCGAAAGATCACGCCCAAGAGTTGTGTCAGGCAGTGTCGCAGTAACCTTCAAACCACGCTCATCCTCAACAAGCTGCAACGAACCATTACGGGTTGAGGCTAGAGGATTAGAAGTGTCGTGGTTCCACAACAGCATCATTCGGTTGCGTGATTGCAATGAACGCTTGAACGCACCAGGTAGAACAATCTCAGTGAAAGGCAACGGCTCTGACGGCTGATTGAACACTGAAGCATAACCAGTGAAGGTACGACCATCGCCCTCTGCACGCAACTCAATGTGGTTGGTACGAATCTCGCCCTTACCAAGAGCAGTGCCCTCGACAGTGCCCTCAAGTTTGGCTTTGATCTTCCAAGCCGAACGAATCCACTTATCTCGTGACTCGTCAATCATAGGTTCAGTCATTCTCACACCTTCTTGTTCTGCTTCAATCCTAGCAACAACACTCTGAGCGTATTTCAAAGTACGCTCCGCAGCTCTTTTAGACGGGCCAGAACCCCACAACAAGTGAGCAACCACACCAGCAGACGGATAGTTCTCTGAGTCAGGCTTTGCGTTAGGTGAATCCAAGTCACCCAAGTGGCGTGCAATCCAAGCCGCAATACGAACCCACTTATCGTCAGAAACCTGACCATCAGCCATCAAACGGGCTTCACGAATAGTTTTCTCAACCAAACCATCGCCACCCTTGCCTTCTTCATAGTAAGCAAGTCCACGGCGAGCTGCGGCTCTCATGTAAGCAGGTGCATCTTGATTGATAGCACGAGCCTCTACTGAGTAATCCCGTTCACCAACAAATTCTTCTTCATCACTGATAGAGATAGCAACAGCCTGATCAATGGCTGACTCTTTTGTAGTGTGGCAACCATAGTAGCCATCGCCACCGTCAACAACAGCCCAACCCGATTTGCACTCAGGGTGGTTCTTTGTAATGTAATACGGCATAAAACTATCCTATCTTAGGCAGGTGTGTTGACCCAAAGACCTGTTGAAGCCTGATAAGTCAGCCTGTCCCCATTTTGAGGGTTAGTGATCTTCACATCCTCAAGTTCTCCAAGTGAAAGACCAATACTGACATCCACAAGGATTGAACCAACAGATTGTTGTGAACGCACAACCCAACCAATACGCACACGGCGTTTAGGTGAGATAGGTTCCACATTTGTGTAAACACCAGGGGTTGAAGATAGCCATAACTGGTCACCGTCAGCCCAAGCAGAAGTGTCAATGTCACGAACCATACCGAACAAGGTCACATAACCTCGTTGGTTGTTAGCGATACCGCCAGCAGTAGTAACTACACCAACAGTATTGTGAGCCGCCATAGCAGAAGCATCATTATCTGCTAGTGCCACAGTGGTTCTGTTGCCAGTAGCACCAGTAACATACACAGCTGCACCCTCAGGCAAGGTCACACCAGACACATTGCTCACATAAAGCAGGTGTTCCTGACCAATTTGCAAAGTAACACTGGTAGGAAGCCCCAAATCAAGCGTGTTATCGGTACTATTCCACTTCAAACGCCCAATACCGCCCGTAGCCACAGCTGCGGTGTTGAACTGTACAAAATCAGGGCTAGAAATAGACTGAACACCCTGCAAAGTAGGTGTAGTAACCAAAACAGACTGGTCTTGATTGACAGTAGCGGTAGCTGCACCAGCCACATTGATAGTCGCTGAGTTATTAGCAGTGACCTGAATGGTTGCAGTGCTAGTAGTTACAGTGACATCACTCAACGAGTCACCTCAGGATCAATCAAAAAGTTGCCCTCAACCAAACGAGTGACATAACCTGCACCAGAAACCAGTTCAAGGTCGTACACAAACTGGTTCTGAGGGGTTTGAGAGGTAGCAATACCGGCAGTAGTGGTCGCTGAAGCCTCTAACAGGATAGTTCCAGCAGTTCCACCCAAAGTAATACCGCTACCAGAAGTCAAAGACAAAATAGTGGCTGTTGAAGATTGGGTTTCACGAACCTGCATACGGGCTGTGTAGCCTGTCAAATCAACAGGAGTAGTCACAGAACCAGAAGTAGTAGTCCAAGTGAGGGTGTAATCCCACGATGCACCCTGATACATAGTCAGGTTTAGTTCACCAGGTGCTTGCATTTATACCTCGTATACGCTCTTAGGGTCATTTGGGTTGATTTGTGCAATGTTCTGCACCTGAACAGTAGGAACACCAGTGTGGTTGATCTCTGGCATACCGAAACTTGCAAGAACAGCGTTAGGTTCAAAGCCAGCATCAATCAAAGACTTCACCATCTTCACCTTCTCCTGCTCCTCAACAAGGTAAGCCGCAGCTAGGTTCACATTCGCTAGAGGAACACGGTAAGCCTGACCCAAACCTTCTGGTACAGGAGGTAGATCTTCAAGGGTTCGCACAGCATCAATGTTCAACCAACCAGTAGTGATCGCTGAGTTGTAAGCAGTGACACGGCTGTTGAAGTCACCACGGAGTAGACCGTCAACATTGAACTTCAAGAAACCGTTTTCAGGTAGCAACTGTGAATACGCCCACTCAAGTTTCTCAATGTAAGGGCGGAGAGTGTGAGTAACGAACTGAATAGCGTTCTGTTCCACGCTTGCATACGACTGTGTGCCAGGGATACCCATAAACGACAGTGGAATGTTGAACAGGCGAGCAACTTCCTCAACCGCAAACCGGCGTGACTCAAGGAACTGAGCCGCATCGTTAGGAACAGTAGTCTGCTTATAGGTTGCACCACCAGATAGAACACCAGTTTTGTGTGCTTTACGGAAACCCTTGTGGCGTGCATCAAAAGCCTCAGACAAAGCAGTTGACTGATCACGAGTAAGCAACGGCCCAGGGAACTCAATAATTCCGCTAGTGGTAGCACCGCTACCAAAGAAACGAGCTGCGTACTGTTGCAACGCTGAAGCAACACCCAAAGAGTCGCTCAAACGGTTCACACGGCTCATACCACGGATAGCACCAGGCTCAAGCAGGTCAGTAATGTGAAGAATCTCTGACGAGTCGAGCAGTTTGTCCTCGTTAGTGATTTCAAACATCTTACGACCAACAGCGTTACGCTTCACAGTCACAGTTGACGGATCTAGAACAACAAGGTTGTCAACCTCAGCAGTGCTCTTGTTACGGAAAATACGAATAAACGCATTGCCGTCAATCAGCAACGAAACCAAAGCTGCACCATAGTGACCAGCACGAGTGCTATCAATGTCAGGTTGATTCACCCACATAGGCTTAGGGCGAAGCGGAGAACGCACACCATCACGGCGAACAAAACAATCAACCGGCAAAGTAGCAATAGTGTCCGAGATAAGGCTCACCGCAGAAGTAAAAGCAACAATCTCAAACGCTGTACTGTTGTTGATCACAACACCAGCCTGATTCTCCTGAACAGTGTCCGAACCCGAACCCCAAACAGTTTGCCAATTAATAGCACGAGTTTCTGTCAAACGACCTAGCATTACTTACCTCGCTCCATTGCGATACCGAACAAAACCACACCAGCACCCAGAACGGCTACTCCTGCCGGTGGAAACCACAAACCAATACCCAAAGCAAACACAGCAATACCCGATGCTTGAATGATTGTCGCTAACATAAAACCGCCCTAAATAAAGAACTGAGGAATAACCTCAACTTCAATCCTACCTGCTGTTGCTCTATCAACCGCAAGCACCGCTGCCACAGCTGCGTCAATGCGCCGAGCCGAAGCACGGTTCTCTTTCACAATACGAATACCCAAATTGTCAGTCTTAGTCACAGCATTAGACAAATGACGAGCCAACAACGGGTTCCCATCGTGAGCAATACGCTGTTCAGTCACATAGTCAAAGAACTTCGCACAACCCACAACCATACGGCGAGCAGAAGTAGACGGATACTCCACAATCGGCACACCCTGATCAGCAAGAACCTCCATAGACCTCTGCCAACGGAACGGGTCACAAGCAACCTCACGCACCTTCGGATACTTACGGCAGAAGTTCAGAATCTCCTCCTCAACCTCCGCAATGTTCACACGCCAAGTGTCATCGTGAATGTTCTCATCCTTCTCCCACGCCTTCACCAAGAACACATAAGGAATCTCACCCTCAGCCTTAGGCACAGTAGAACCAACAATTACAGAACAGTCACCAGAGAACGAACCGTCAAAACCAAGAACAATCTCCTCATCAGGAGAAACCTCACGAGGCTCCGCAACATCATCCCAAGTACCATTCGGCAACCAACTGATCTGCGAAGAAACCCACTGATTCAGTCGCTTCGTTCGGAACTCTGCCTCCGGAGTACGCCGAACAGCAGACTCAAAGTCTGCGGCAGACACAATGTCACCAAAGCCAGGATTAGCCACCTCCCAAGCGTGAGGATCTCTGTGATCCATCTCTTGAGGAGCCTCCCACCAAGCCATAAAGAACGAAGGGTCAACAATTTCACCAGTAGCCACACGCTTTCCATAGTTGTACAACGAATAACAAATACTGTCCTGACCCGTAGAGTCCGACTTCACACCAGCAGTAGTAATCGCAACCAACTGCCCAATCTTGCCACGGTTACCCATAGCCAAAGAGAACACATCGAAAATCTCACGGTTCTTATGAGCGTGCAACTCATCCATAATCACACGAGAAGGGTTCAAACCTTCCTTCGAGTAAGCCTCAGCAGAAACAACCCTAAACACCGAATTAGTAGACGGAACAAAAATACTGTCCTTATACACGGTCACCAGATCAGCCAACTCTGAATCCTCAACCATACGCTTCGCCTCACCAAACACAATGCGAGCCTGTTCCTTTTCAGCAGCTACCGCAATAACCTCACCACCGTTAATACCCTCAGCAAGAAGCGAATACAAACCAATAGCCGCCGAAGATAAAGCCGACTTACCATTCTTACGAGGCATACCAATCAAAGCAGTCTGAGCAACCAACCCACCATCCTCATCACGGGCATACAACTGCTTCAACAACTCAATCTGCCACGGCCTCATCTTCAAAGCCTCACCAGCCCGACCAGCAATACCATCCTTACCAATCGAACCAAACACCTCCGCAAACTCAACAGCAAACTCCCCATCGCCACGAGCAATCGCATCGTCAGCAACAGGAGTCAACCAAGCAGGAGGCCAACTAGCCATTCGACTTATTCGCCTTCTTAGCCATCAATTCCTCAAGTTTGCTCTTAGTCTTAGCCGACACCAAACCAAGACGAGTCCGATCAGCAGGACTAAACCCAAGCAACGAAAAGCCCTTCACAATCTGAACCTCAATGTCATTCAACTGTTTAAACATGTGCCACTCATCAGGATGCGAAGCCACATAAGAACGCAAAAACTCACGCCTATCCAACTGCTCACAAATCATCTGCACAAGCTGCGTGTCAGTGCGAATAGAAATCCACAACTCACCAGCCCCAAAGATACTGTCCCAAAACTGCTTACCCACCGGACCCAACTCACGCAACGGCTCCACATAGCCATACTCCAAAGGAGCCAACGCATCATTAGTCGCAATAGCACGCTTGCCAGGATTACCCTGCATGATCTTCAGTTCTGCCGGTTTCGGTTGATTAGCCATAAACCCAGCCTACCAAGAAAGGTTCCAACTGCGGAGGTGTTTGGTTCGATTGGTAAGGATGGTATTGCTGGTCGGGCTGG